ATAGAATATATTAAAAGTTTTAAAAAGTATGATTTAAAATTTAAAAATTGTACTACTCAGATGTTTCATAATAATAAACCTAACCCAGATTGGCTAGTTGAAGGTGCTCAGATTAGTTGTGATTGGGTTAATAATGATGGTTGGTTAAATATAGATCCAGCAACAATAGAAGTTATTAAAATGCCTAGTACAGATAATGCAGAAGATGAATTTAATAAAGCCATAGATGAAATAGCAGATGAAGATGAACAAGAAAGAATAGCTGAACAACTTGCAAAAGAAGCTGAAAAAGATTTGCAAAATAATGTTAGAAAAATAGAACCTGTTATATCTAATAATCCATTTGAAACTAAAGCTACTGATATGGAAATGGCATTTATGGCTTGTCGTGGAAAAGAGTTTTTTAAATTCTTTGGAAGAGATTTAGACGCATTACAAAAATTAGTAGTAACAGTATTTCTATCAAATAGATAAAATATTTAATATGTGGTCATATTGTATCTCTAAAATAGCACTGCAATTACGCATATTAGATTTAGAGGTGGGCATTACCTCCAAACTACTCCCCCTGCTCACCTCTAGCTAAAAGGATTTTTATGGAAAATGTAAGCAACAAATATTTAGAAGAATTAAAAACAAAAACTTATGACATTTGCATAGATGCAAGAGAAGCAAAAGCTGGTGTTGAATCTTTATTAAGACAACGAGAACGATTAAAAAGTAAATTATTTATTGAGTATAGAAAACAATGTTCATCAGATAAGATGGCAGAGCATTTATCAAGAGCAGATTTTGAATTAGAAAAATTAGATGAATTAATTAAAAAAGCAGATGAACAGTTTGCAAGAAATTGGGGTATTAAGGAAGCACATTTAATAGAATGTGAAATAGTTAGATCTCAAATAGCAACAAGACGGGAGGAACTAAAAAATGGCGTCTAAGAAACTTATACTAGATAAACCTATATGGAATGGTGGAGAACGCTATGTAGGAATAGCAACTTATAGATTACAAGATAATAATTTAAGAGTAAGTTGTAGGTATCGCAATAAGAGTGGTAATCCTATTTGGCAAGGTGAGTTATTAGTTACTAAAAGATTTGCTGAGAAATATAGCACTAAAGAATATAAAACAAAAGGCGGTCAATCTTTTAAAGTCTATTTAATACCTCTAGATGATCTTATAGAATTTAATGATATGCTTAATGATAAATTAAAGGCTCAACAGTCTGTAACTAGCAAAACATATACAAAACAAGAAATATCTAGTATTTTAGCCAAAAATAGTAAAATAAGAGAAATAGTTGAGATGTTTCCAGGTTGTGAAATAGAGCCAAATAGCGTTTAAACGGCCATATCTCTTAAATTAGAGCAATTTGTAATTTTTAGACTGCTACTATTACTTTATATCTAAATCACTCTAAAACAGCATTTAAAACAGCTTAAATGTTCTATTAATGTTCTATACTTAAAATAAATTGCATTTTTTTGTTTACAGCTTTTTTTGATCACTATAAATTCATAATCAACAACAACATTACTTGGAGGTAATAAATGTATATAAATAATAATAAAAGAAAATTAGATTCAAGAGATCTAGAAACTGTACAAGATGCAGACTATTTTACTTGTGTCTATTATCAACCGCAAGGACAAAAAATTAGATTTGATTTTAGAGAATATAAACAAGCAGTTCAGTATGCTAGAAAAGTATTTTACAAAAAACTACCATTTACTGCACACGCTTATTATACACCAGCAGATTTATTCCATAAAAACGAAAATCTGCTTTTAGATTTAATTGAAAATAAAACCATAAATAAAAATAAGTTTATGTTTTATGCAGTTAAAAGTACATCTCAAACATTTATTGGAGGATTAAAATAATGTTAGAACGATCAAAAAAAGTTTTAGACAAAGCTAGAAATCTTGGTTCTAAAAAAGATTATCAAGGTGCAATTAATGTTCTTAAAGAGAATATTGATTTGTGTGATATAGATGCTGAATATTTTAGCATAGCACAATCTAGGCATATTTTTTGGACTGAATTATTAAGGGAGTCTGAATAATGGAAAATTTATTATACTTTGTAATTCTACCACTCTTAGGGGTGGTAGGTTATATGTTCTTAATAGCTTATATCAAAATGTTTATTGAAGAATTTGGGGAGTTATAGAATGAGAAAAAAAATTGTGTATTGGAAAGCAACACCTGTAAAATTAATAGAATGTCCTAATTGTTATGGTGATGGAACTGTTGAAGAATTTTATGGTTGTGAATGTTGCGGTGATGGTGAATATGAAAAAGAAAAATGCAATAGATGTAGGGGTTTTGGTAAAATATTTATAGGCAATAATTAATTAATCGTTAAGTCGTGGCTCTTGGTTGAGAAATCTCTCGCCAAGAGTTCTCGATCATCTAATTCAGTACATTCATAGAAACAATCTAACTGCACATCTCTAGCATAAACATTATCTTTATTGGCTTTGATTAGTTTTTCAAGTGTGTGAGTTCTTTCCAATGAAGGGTAAAGATCAATGACTTCGTATTGTGCAACGACTTCTTCTAGGATTGTTATTGTTAAAAGAGATTTAACTAAGGTGAAGATGTTTAAAGGTTGGTGAAGTGTCACCTTTACCTTTTTCATTTTTTCTTAAATATGTCCGCACCCTTCAAGCCATATATGCTTGCGACCACTCCAATAAATAACGATTGATACCAGAATGGCAAATTAGAAAACTTATTAAAAAATATATCTATTTTTTCTTGTATGTTTGGATCGTCCGAGAATACTGACCATATCAATAATATTACTGGTGCAGATACTAAAATTAAAACAAACTCGTCTTTCCAGCCTTTGTCATTTGATTGTCTTACTGCCGCTTGGTACTCTACCTCGCCATTCGCCATCTTCTGTGCGTGTAATAGTTCAGCGTCAGACATTAAAACTTTTGCTTTTTGCCTGTTAGCAAATATCGAAGCACCTGTTTTTAAAACAGTCGGTAATATTGAAAGCCACATTATAAATTATCCTTTTTCCATTGTTGAACATCAAAGCTGGGACATTCTTTTTGACTTATTTCATTATGTCCTATGACGTTAATATCTGGATAGTCCACTTGGATCTGTTTGACTAAATCAAGCAAAGCTGTCCATTGTCTATCTGTAAAATTATTTTCAGCAGAGTTATCTTCTGCCATTCCACCAATAAGGCAGACACCCATACTATTGTGATTGTAACCAGATGCGTGAGCACCCATATCATCATTTCTTCTACCTAATTCAACTTCACCATTTCTTCTTATCATATAGTGATAGCCTACATCTCTCCAGCCACGATCTAAATGCCATTTACGAATTTCAGTAACCCCAATATCCATTGAGGGTTTAGTTGCCGCACAATGGATAATGAGATAGTCTGTTTTTTTTCTAAGTTCCATTAGAATACTATTATTACTCCAACAACGATTAAAGCAACAGCCCATACTGGTAATTTATAATTAACAACATCCATTGCTTTCCAAACATAATTCATTATGTCCATAATGTTTCTCCTATTTTATTTTATAAATGTCGGTTGAGAAATTAGGGATTTTATCTGGTTGATTACCAGCTAATATATCCTCTAAATTTTTTGTTATATAGTTTACAACTTGTCCGATTATACTGTCTTTTGTTAGTGTGTCGGCTATCTCTTTCATCGGACACCCATATTGCATTAATAGAGAAGCCAGCTTGCCAGAAGATCGTAATTCACGATCTAATGTACTTTCATTGGGTTTAATCTTTACCCATATCGCCAAAGGCGTAATTCCTGTTTCACTAAAATCATAATCTAATGAAGCTACTACTCGCATATTATCTATCGACATACGAATATTAACTGTCTGCATACGATCTGGGACTTTAATTCTTGCCATTACCATTCTTTAACCTTTCGATTTCTAATTGACAATAGTGAATGATCTTTTCCAAGTCTTGTATTCCATTCTTTTGCGGATATCGAACTATGTATTTTATAACTACGCCTTGTAAGTAGTTCAAATTATTCTCTTGGATAAATTCATAAGGTTGTATCTTATGATCTTTGTAATGTGTTCCACCGACTTGTTTCTTAAATGCACTCATCAAGGAACAACTTTATTCCATCTTCCACCTTTATTCAATACCATTGGTAATAAATATGGCAAACCCTCAATAATAATTCCTGTACCAATTATCGGTCTATCTTTAAATAACTTATTGTATTCATAAGCAAGGCTATCTTTATCTATAAGACAACCTACTTGAAGTCCCCAATGTAATGCTTGAGGGTTTCCCCAGTATTGGATATTAAATTTCGTATGGTAATGCCCCTGCACTACATTCATCCCATAGCTTTGACCAAGTTTAAGAATGTTAGCGGTTTTTCCGTGGCAAAAATAAATATCCTGTCCATTACTTGCTTTAATGATTATATCTTCGTGCCACTTCCAGCCTTTACCTACTTCTAAAAAATCGTTGTAATCTTTTATAAAGGCCTTAGGCAATCCGTGAGTTAACGCTTTTCTAAAAACTAAACTTCCGTGATTAGAATGTACTAAATCCATTTTAGGAAATAATTCTTCTAATTCGTGTATGACTTCTACTGCTTTTCTTAATTCATCACCAGCACTAGCAAGATCTGGGTTTGGTGAATGGTAGCTTATAGCGTGTCCATCAATCTCATCACCGATATTTACAATACGAGTTGGTTTGTATTTCTTTTTTATGGCTCTAAGAAAAGCCATCATATCTTGGTGGTGGTGAGGAGCGTGCTGGTCTGATATTACGAGAATACACTTCTCCATATATATCCCTCTATTAAATAACTAATAAATCTACAAATGATTTAACTGTTTCTGCGAATACGATTGTAAACATAAAACACAATATGCCCACTACTTTCCAAATAGACGCTATGTGCCTTTCAATTTTATCAATCGAGTTTTGAATATGCGTTAGATGATTGTTTTCAATAGTCTCTATCCGAGCTTCAAGGCGTATTAATGTTTCGCTATTCTTCTGACTTTGACTCGCCATTAGCTTCCTCTTTTGGTAGTTCAGCTTTGAGGATTGCAGAGTTAGCACCCTCTATTGTATTCAGCCGATCAGTTTCTAGAAATAATTTTGATCTTTGCTCGGCAACATATTGAAGTTGTGCAAAAGCTATCTTACCTTTGTCAGATAATTTAGTTTCATCATATTCTTTATTGTCTAGTGTGAACATATTATTCTCCTTGTAGGGTTGCAACTTTTGATTCAAGTGTTTCAATTCTATCCATAGCTTCTTGTAATGCTTTGATAGCTTTCATATATAATACTGAATACTTTACAGATTTAACTTGCTCTTTAATTTCTT